TCCAATTCTTCTGCTACTGCTTTTACAGTGTCACGTAGTCCTTCTTGTAGATCCTGTACTTCTGTTAGCACAGTTACACCTTCGTTTACAATTTGAACTAGTTTGGCTTTTTCGTCTGCGCCGTAAGTTCGGTCACTCATTTGTTTCTCCTATGTTATAATGTGTATTATATATTCGTTTGTTCTTAATGTCAAGTCGCTTGTGGTCTTTCCATAGTCAAATTGCCACTAACAATAACTCGTTCAAAATCTGTTTCTTGAATTGGTACCATGTGTGTTACCCAACCAGGAAAAATAACAATAAGACCTGGTTCGGGTTGAATGGCTCTTTCAGCAGTTGGAAATACTAAAGGAGCACATTCTTCCGAAGCATCAACATAATAACAAAAACTCCAAAGTGCTGGATGATGGGCGTGTGGTAGGGTTTCACCTCCTCTTTTATAAATTGCACCCCAGCAATCTGTTGCATAAAAATTTCCTTGTGGTACTGGATCTAATCCTTCTTCCAAAAGTTCTATAGCAAAGTCAATAATTTTTTTGAAATGCGGATTGTCATACATAGTCCAACGTGTCATATCCGCTTTGACATTTGTTTTATGGTATTGTTGATCACCTTGTTCCTTAATACAAGAAATAAGGTCTGCTTTGATAGATTCCTTTTCGTGGAACATACCAGTAAAAATATTCGCTCGTTCTTTAAACTCAAAAGTTTGAATATGTGGTACCATGCAAATATTTATGATATGCTAGGTGTCTAAGGTTTCGTTGCGGTCCTTGTAGTGCCACTCGTCTGTGTGTCCTACACTCCACTTAGGAGTATTTTCAACTGTGTAGTTTTGGGTGCATACTTTGAAGTCTGGTGTTTTACGATCAGTTGGAACAAGACTTTGATCTGTAAACACTACTCTGTTATTTGGTTGTGCGGCAAATTGTCCGTTGTCTAATTTAATTACATTAAATGATTTGTGTTCTGGATCGTGTTCTGCAAAGTTTTGATTAAGAGCAGTTTTATCTCTATGACAATTATCAATAGTAAAAAGATATTCACCTTTATGCATTTTACGATCTTTGCCAAAAAATTCACAATCACTTAGCATAGGCTTTTTAATTACTGTAATATCGTAATCAAAGCAATCCCAAATCTGTAGTGTATCTAAAGGAAGTTGTTCGCTATGTAAGTAATCTTCTTTCCAAACAAACGCACTAAGAGGTAATTTATCGTATAATGCACCGTACTCTGTTAGTAGTGTTTCAAAATATAATGCTCTACCTTCTATACTTTTAACACTAATCCATAACCCAGGAGTAACTTCTCCGTGACCTTTTTGATGGTCATATAAGAATTCCTTCTTTACAAAAACTTCGATAGGTGGTAGGTTATGAACTAAAAAGGCCATATGTTCTCCTAGGTTAATACTAGAGTTATTTAGTTATTTTTGCTTTGAACTTTTGCTAGATAGTCACGAAACAGTGAGCCATGTTCACCGCGAATATCTTCTGGTTCTTTTGGAGAGTGCATACCGCCACCAGCGTCAGTAGTAACTGCTTCAATGTCAGCATACTGTTCTTTTGGTGCATTTGCAACAGATCCACATCCGCAATCATCGTCGGGAATTAAATCCTTTACTTGATCAAAACGTCGGTCATCATCTGTTTTGTTGATAGTAATATCTATTTTAGGTTGTTCGGCATCAATAATATCTAAAAAGCCTCTAATAAGATCTGCTATTCTCATTGTTGCCCACCCTTATTTGCTTGTTTCATTAATTGTTTAAACTTGCCCATAAGTTGTGGATCTTGCATTATAGTCATAATGCTTTGAGCATACGGTGAAATTGCTTTAAGCACATTTGGTGGAACAGTTTGGCCTTGTGCAACTTTATCTAGTCCTTTAGCAACTTGAGCACCACTTGCTGTTGATCCTGTAACACCTTTAAGTGCTGTTGCTTTTTGTGCAACCTTTTGCGTATCTGCACCACCGGCCATTCCAGCAACTTTACCTGCAAGTCCGCCTTGTTGTTGTGCCGCCGCTTTAACTTCATCAGGTGTCGCACCAGCCGCTTTTGCTACTGCACCTACAGCCATATTAGCACCTTTTTGTGCTACTTTACCAGCCGCTTTTTTTAACATTCCTACACCCGGAGGTGCTTCGCTAATAGAAGGATTAAAGTAAGGATTAGTTTCCTTTTCTTTAACCATTGCTTGACCTTTTGCCAGTGCTTTATTAAATTGTTTTAAACCTGTTTGTGGATCTTGTGTATTCTTACCGTCACTCCATTGTGTTCCGTCCCATTGCCAAGTAGTATTGCCATCGTTAAATGCACTACCGGGTTTTAGTTTACCGACATCTTTAATTGGTTGTGGTTTTGTTGGAGCAGGAGCAGGAGCAGGTTCTGCTTTTGGTGCAGGTTTCTCTTTAGCAGGTTTGTCAAAGTCTTTGCCTTTAACATAAGCATCTATATCTTTACCGTGATCAATACCACCATCTGGAACATTAGGATCGATTTGATAATTTGATGCGTATTTCTTATTAACTGCTTTATTTAATTTACTAAGCCAGTTACCTACTGCACCTGTACGTAGTTTGTTATCTGCTCTGTCTAATGATGCTTTAGGATTGAATCCACCTGGAGGTGCTTCATTTAAGCCTTCGAACTCTTCTGTGATGTCCGAAAGTTTCATATTACTCTCCTAGTGATTCTGATAGTCTTTGTTCTAGTTTTGAAATGTAAGAATCTTTGTTTTCGTTCTTTTCTGCTTTAGCGGCGTGTACTGCTTTGCGTTGTGCATCGTTTTTGTACTTGCCTTCAGTAGCAACTTCGTCGAATTTTGTTTGATAATCCATATGATGATAAACAGAACCTAAATAGTCAGCGGCTTTGGTAATCTTAGCCTGTACCCACCCTTCTAAGCCTTCTTGCTCAGATACGCTTTTAAGCATTTCGTGTAACTTGATTGAATACTTTGCTAACTTGTATAAATCTGCACGTGCCATTTGTACTTCATGATCACGTTCGGCCATATCAGCCATGTCGGCTAAGCCTTCGTTAAGTAATTTTTCTGCTTCAATCATTAGTTTGTCCTGTTTCATACTAGTATTTATCTTTTAACTGTTTTGCCACCCATCAAATTGTTATCAATGTCGAGGGCGTTTTTAGCAGTTCCATCTGGATTTTTCTTTTGCGGAGCCTTAGGCAGTCCTTTTGAATCCTTAGGACGCTGTCCATATGCTTGTGCTGGATTAACTACTGTAGCAATAGCACCGGCACTTGTAGCACCCGCTGTTGCTGTTTCGTCTACTTTTCTATTAAATATTTCTCTTATTAGCATAGTATTATTTATCTTGCATTAAACTAATTATTTCACGCAATGACCCTTTCATTATTCTAACTTTAGCGTCTGTTTCGCCCATAAATCTAAGTGCATCATATCTGTGATGACCATTAACAATATATCCTGTATTATCAATTACTATAGGAGCATAGTTGCCTTCTTTTACACGAGTCATTTGC